AGAGCCGGAGATGGTGACCGCAATGGTCTACATCATGGAGAACGACTTCGGACGCCGCTCACCGAGCCGGTATTACTACAAAGTCCTGCATGACGGCTACAAGGCATTCCACTTCCCGATGCACATCCTCGAAGGTGCGCTGAAGGAATGCATGGATAAGGATGCCGCCCAGCGGATGATCGAGGAGGTGCAGGCATGAATTTCGCAGATAAGAAAACGGTCGAGAAGCTGAGAAAAGAGTTCCCGGTCGGATGTCGGATCGTCCTCGATGAGATGGATGACAGGCAGGCACCGACCATCGGAACGCAGGGAACCTGCAACGGGGTCGATGATGCCGGAAACATTTTAGTGAGCTGGGATACCGGAAGCCATCTAAACGTTGCCTACGGCGCGGACAGTTGCCACCGTGTGGCAACGGATGCCGAGGTCAAGGTGTCGCTCGACCGGCTTGGTAAAACGCGACAGACCGGCCCACGTTGCCCCAGGTGCGGAGCAAAGCCCGACTGCTACGACCATCAGCAGCAGGCACTCAGCCGAAGGGCGGACATCCAGATCTGCAACCGCTGCGGAACGGAGGAAGCGTTAGAGGACATTGCATGGGGCGGACAGCAGAAGATGCATCTTGCAGACTGGGCAATCGTGAAAGGAGGCTGGGTCGAATGAAGGTTCTTCTGATCAAACCGATGGAGCATCCGCAGGTGGTGGACATTGAAAACTCCCTGAAAGAGTTCTACCGCATCCTCGACTGCGACTGTATCACAGCCACCTACCCGTGGGAAGAACGCGCCGCCCTGGTCACCGATGACAACGGTCTGTTCACCGAGAAGTCATTCAGCAGATACATCCCGGAGCTGGAGCAGCCCATCAAGGGAAACTTCTTCATCTGCGGACTGGGAGAGGAGGATTTCGCAGAACTGCCCCAGGACCTGATCCGGAAATTCAAGGAACGCTTCTGGGTGCCGGAGGCATTCGTCAGCATGTTCGGGCAGATGGCAGTCATCCAGATGGATGACGGAACGAAGCCGGAATAAGATACCGCAATCAGAAAAATACCCTCTCGGCCAGAAAAGACCGGGAGGGCTTAGTTTAACAGGAGGAGCCTATGGGACACAGAAAGATGCCGGCTTATGGCGAGAGGGAACACGGCGGCAGATACATTCTGGATGAATACGAATGGTCAAGAAACCACTGCAAGGCGGTGACCATCCGCAGATGGAAAAGGGACCTGAAAAAGAAAGCCAGAGCGCATAACCGCAGGGTGATGCATCAGGCAATGCAGGGCGAGGTCGATTAGACGGAAAATGGGGGCTTCAAAAGAATGAGAACCCCCTTCCAGTTTACTGTATATTACCTCTGGAAAGCAACAATAGCAAGGAGAACCGCCGCCATAATGTACACAAACATCTGGCAGCGGTTTTGTGTATCATACCAAACCAAAACGGGGGATACGAGGCAGAGCCCCAGCCTCTGCTGGGGAGCCTCTTGGGATTCCTTAGAAGAAATCCCTCATGCTCATGCCGACCTCGTTCAGTCGTTCCTCCATGCTGTGGTAGTGCCAATCCTCTTCCTCTTCTTCGTCCTCTTCCTCAAGCTCCTCTGGGAAAGGGTCGTGCCGCCATCCGGCTTTCTGGTATTCTTCTTCCCGAATGTCGTTGCGGTCGTAAATGTCCAGCTCGTATTCTTCTTCAAGCTCTGCGATGCGGTTTTCGATTGCGGTTTCAACTTCTGTAATGGTCTTTTTCATGGTTTTTGTCCTCCGTTTTTGGTTTGGTTTTCTTTGCTTTCGTTGTGTGTATAATGCCGCAGAAACACATATATAGCAAGTCAATCAGGGGTTATATATGTACCAAACATGAGGGGCGAAGATCGTTGATAATATGACGTTTTATGGCCTTGCTATTACAGGGCGGTGACGGCAATATACAGCTACAAAAAGCAAAGGAGGACAGCAAAATGGCTGATTGGAGAACATGGAAAAAAGGAAGAAAGACAACATGGCACTGGAACGAATTTGATGGAAGCGGAAGCCGGGAAGGAATCATCACCGAGGTTCATGAAGACCACGCGATCATGGAAGCAGACGGCATGCACCTTTGGATCGACGATGACACGGCAGAGATGTTCAGCTAAGAAAACGGGGAGGGAAGCCTCCCCGGATAAACACATAAATCTACCAGATCAGGGTGCAGATGATCGTGTACTTTAGCCGCTTGATAGTATCTGGCAGTGACGGTAATATACAGCTACCAAAACGAAAGGGGCAAAGAACATGGAACGCTACACTTACGAGATCACCTTTACACGGCTGGATGGACAGCCGGATGAAATCCAGCAGCACACCAGCGAGGAGCTGGCAAGAGAATGCTTCCGGCTTTTCGATGAGCCGGACAGCGCAGAG